GGTGGTGCGACTCACCGCGCTGCCATTACACGCCAACCACCCTGAAGGTGGGGCTGCAACTCCAAACGCAAGGATGAATCCGGTGCTGACATTAAAGCCTGAAGCCCCGACTTCAACACTTCCTGTAACTTTTAAATTTCCGTTAACGTGGAGGGTCTCGGTTGGCGAAGTCGTCCCGATGCCGACTTTACCGGTGGAATCAATCCGCATACGCTCGGCTGCAGCTGTAGTAAAAAACAGATCATTTCCCTGTGCCCCAACTCTGTTTCCATCAGTTGTACTATTATTATCTTCGAGAATTATAGCTGCATAACTATCTGTGCTTTCAAATTTAGCAACATAATTAGAAGCAGTAGATGTATGCAAAATCCAGCTTGGCGAAGTCGTCCCGATGCCGAAATTGCCGTTGGAAAGAAGGCGCATTTTCTCTCCTGATGTATGAAAAGCTATTTCAGACCCAGATGTGCTTGGGTTCTTTAAGTATGAATAGCCAGCGTTGTCAGCAGAACGAGCGATAAACCAGCCCCCGCTTCGCACTTGAATATTCCCAGATACAGAGAGTTTCTGATCTGGCGCAGTAGTCCCAATTCCCACGTTGCCACTAGTATCAATTACAAGCCTTGACCCTAGGGCGCCATTAGTACCGCCATGAATAACAAACTTATCAGCTTGTGAACCATCCGCCCCGTAAATTCTCCATTCAGCAGCGTCATTCAGGAATCGAATATTTGGATAGCTATTTGCAGCTGTATTCTTTAGTTGGAGAATACAAGTTGATGCAGCCGCAGTTTCTAGTTCTAGTAGAGCGTCTGGTGAAGTCGTACCGATGCCGACTTTGCCGTCTTGAACGAGAAGGTTCATTGCACCAGCACCCTCGTTGTTTATGATAAAATCTTTTGTGCTAGATGCATTAGTAACAAACTTTATCGTACTAGTATCCGGAAAAACAAAGTCATAATTAGCGACACCAGCATCAACAAGCCTCAATACTGGAACAGTCGTAGAACCTTGTACAAGGTGTAGTAATCCGGCTGGCGCAGTCGTCCCGATGCCGACACTCCCCGCCACGGTTAAGTCATAGTCTAATACTGCTGGATTTAAATCTCTTAGTCTTACGTCTGCCATTTTTTTATTCCTTTTAAATTAATATCTAGGATAAAGAGTGCTATCTTTATCATCTTGTATACTGCCGAGTCCCGCTGTCGCCCCTGTCCTCAGAAAAATCGTCGTATCAGACACCCCTGAAAGACCGGAGTAAATAAACCTGTCTTTAACTTGTATTACACGCCCACTGACAAAAAATCCCTTACTTGTTGGCATTTCGCTAGAATTGTCATTTAAATCAAAATCAGTCGAAAAAGATAAAGAAGCGGTTTTATTGCTTCCAATACTTGAATCGTACTGGGTGGAGTTCAATCTTAAACCTGATAATTGATAATTCATACCGACTATACCGCCTGTAACGAAATCAACATTTATATCATATTCGCTATTGTAAACTAAGTCTTCCATCAAGTTACCCGTTAAGCTACCCGATACGAGTAAATCAAAGTCAGCCTTTATCCCGATTGGTGTCGCCAAGGGTCTATCCCAAGGAAGCCTATGCCCCATGTACTGAACGCTTTCACGAGTCAAGTCTAAATCAATATTACAGCCCTGAACTGTTTCGTTCTGGAATGAAATTATATCTGCGCCCCTTCTTGAAAGAGTAAGTTTTATTTGGCTAGGTAGAAAAACGCTCTCTGGGTAATCAAAGGTGTTGACATTGTTAATAAAGTTTTTGGGGACTACGACACTGACACCACTAAATCCAGTTACTGCATTTTCAGTATTGATATAAGGAATTCCAAAGCCAGTGTCTACCCCCGTGGTAAAAAATACATTATCAGCAACCGCCCCAACATTTACAGTTGGAATTTGTCCAACCCCCATATTAATAGAATACCTATTAATGTAAGAGTTCATAAATATCAAAAAATTATAAGAAGGAGCACCAGTGTCTAATATCCCAGTAACTGGAACAAAGGGGTGTCCCAAGGGTCGGGATGGATATCCATCCGCGTCCTGATCTCGAATTGACATCTCTGTGCCCTGTGAGTCAATAGCTAAATAAATATTTTTTCTATCTGTTTCCTTTTGACACATCCCACTTACAAAAGAGATCGGAAGATTAGCGACTTGGTTTTGTGTTGAAAAACCCATCCTATGTTCGTTATTAATACCATCCACATAATAACTAAAATCGATAGAAACAGATGGAGGACCAGTAACATAAGAGTCAAGAGAGGTAATCGACCCAACAGAATTGATATTTGATTTGGGTAAATCTATACTGTACTTAAAATCTTGAATCTTATTTAGTCTTTGAAGAACTTCGAAACTTTGCCCGTCAGGCGAACCATTTGATAATTGTCCAGTATACCCTGTTAAAGACCAGTCATTTTGCCTAGAGAATACATTATTTGAACCAACGGTCTCATGCTCATTGGGCATAACCATCGGAGCCCCAACGAACAAATCTTGAACTGCGTATGTTATTACGTTCTTAGCCATCGTTAGTTTCCTCTTCGCTCTTACTCGCAAAAAGGATACTGGCTAAGTAATAATCTACTTGGTGACGACAAGCTATGTCTCTGATTTCTGAAACTCTGTCCTCATTCTTATCAACAGGTTTCTTAACGTACTCGTCAACCTTCTTATTCCAATGAGACGGATTTTCGTTTGAAATAATTACTTCAACAATTCCTTGAGCCACTTCCTTTTGTCTTTTATTAAGTCGTTTCAATTTATGAAATTTTCTTAAACCAGCTTCTACTTTTCTAGTTAAAGCGTTAGCAAGAATCATATTGTCAGTAATTTTAGAAACACTATAGTGTTCAGCATTACTTTGCTCGCCTTCACCAATTGGGCTAATATCCTTGGTTTCTTGCGGGGTTCCAGTTCCCGGTGGGCGACCTGTTGGAGACGCATCGCCTTTTCCCCCGATGATCGGTTGATATAGACCCTCTTCTCTTAAGTCAGTAAATTTTCGTTGTGACTCAATAGATTCTTCGTTATCTGGAAGCTTATCGGTTTCGAGAGCATTAATGCCCTCCTCTGGGGTCAAGATACCAAGCTCCATTAACCTACTGTAAACCCTAGATTTTGTTGGGTCACTGCCAAGGCTAAACTCATTAAAATAAGGGAGAGGGTAATTTTTGAATCCCATTAATTTAGAAACCCTCTTAATCTCAGGAATTAAAAATTCATTTAAAAATGCTTCTCTAGCTTGACTTAGTCTAGCTAAAAAGACATCTGTCTTTATTGCTTGGTTCGCAAACTTTTCATCACCAACTAAAATGTTTTGTAATCCAATTTGTATATCTCGATCAACGACCTCATACTTTTCAGGCCCAAGCAGATTACCGATGTTAGGAATTACAAATTTTGCATCCGTAGTATAATCTGCAATTAAAACCCTTCCCACAGATTCATTTTGAAACAGGGTTTGCATGGACGCTAAATTCTTTTGATTAACGCCCCCCTTTTCTGGCTCTGTCCCCATAGTAACAAGAAGAATTGCTTGCTGCATGGTGCGAGCAACAGCCATGTCCATTTTTTTCATTTCTGATTTCCAGTTTATATCTTCCAAAACCGGATACCCCATTGGAACCGAGAACGGTTCGTAATCTTGCTTTTTATAAAAAACTGCACTTATCTGATCAGAACTCAAGGGCATTAAAACAGTGTTTGCTTTTGAGTCCCGGATTAACTCTCTGGTCTGTTCGGGCAAGTTATTTAAAATTTCCTGATCCTCTTCAGTCTGGGGATCACGAAGTCTTACGAGTTCGTAATCGCTCAAGACCTTATAATAAACACCATTTGCGAAATTTAAACCACCTTGAATTTGTATATCCGCTGGGTTTAGAACTGAATACCTAACAGGTATAAAAATATCAGAATTTTTAGAAGCCCCAAAAGTTTGGGTCATCTTCTTTATATCCTCCTTGGCAACTTTTCCATCAAAGCGATAAATAAAGACATTCCCAGATCGATAGTACTCTCTAAAGAACTTATCAATAAAACTTTTTAAATTATTTTTTTCAAACAATGCATCGAAGAAATCCCTAGACTTTCGACTCCCACCTCTTAGGAATATGCCAGAAGAGGAAAACTCCGTCATCATATCGATGGTGTTACGGAAAATGGCAAAATTGTAATAAGCTTTTTGACACAAGATTACAGTATCTCTAATGTTAAGATTTGACTTATTAGAAACCCCATAAGTATATTTGAACGGAACTACTCCGTCAGATATATTTTTAAATCTATCGGTTCTATTAATATCCGCAGACTTGTTTCTCCTAGTAGTCGTGGAAGCTTCTGCTTCAAAAGCGGTTAATGGGGTCGCGCTACTAGCCACGGTTTCCTCTAAATTGTTGAGGTCAGCCTTCTCAGCGGACGCCGAGGAAGCTTTCGAAGCTGTCTTTGGAGAACTTTTTGCTGCTTTCGCTGTTTTAGGCTTTTTTTGCATATTTTATACTGAAAATTACACTTTTTAAATCATAATGGGAGTAAAAGTATCATCCGTTTTTGTATCTTCCGCCGATATCATATCATAATAGCACTTCATCGCCCAAGTTCCAATCATAAGTGTCGTATAATTATCTCGTCTGGCTCTATTGACAGAGGTATTTCTTTTTAAATGCTGGGGAAGATCAAATGTTTGCGTCCCTTTAGACGTGCTCTTCACCTCAATTAAAGAACATTGTTTTTTAGTCTGATAAATTAAAGTATCTTGCTCCTCAATTAAATCTAGGGCTGTCTCTCCTGCTTTAAATTTTAAATTAATGCGTTGATTTGTCATTCTATTAAAGGCTTCGCTATTAGCTGTAGCCTTGGAAGCAAACCAAATCCTTTTGTGATCTATACAAGCCTGTAGATACTCATTAGATTTACGTAGCCAATTTGAGGTAAATATTTGTTTATAGCAAATTTTGCCGTCTTCTCTGTTGTATAGGTTTTTTATTTTTTTAATTTCTTTTTGATAATCAGATCCTTCTGCATCGCTATTAAAATCAAAGAAACTTAACTGTTTACTGAACACCCCTGACTCATTGCAGCTGTCAATGAACTGGAAACCGGCGTTATCAATACATACCATTTCAAAATCAAAAGCGGTACATAAATAATTAAAATAATGTATATGATCTTTTAAGTCACCCCCCGCTACCGCATAGCTGTGAACCAAGGTCCCAGTCTTCATTTCTTCATCCAACTCTATTACGGACATTGCAAAAAAGTCAGAGCTTGGGCTATTAGAAAAACTCGGATCAATTGCACAAATATATTTTGATTTAGAGTCACCCTTTATTCGGGTCGTGGGCAGTTCACCATCTGGTATGGTGCAATCATGCATTTTCTTTGCGCTAAAATAAGAATCGCTACCATCTGTAAATTGAGCGCAATATTCTCGCTGAAAAGATGCACTAGAAGTTCCCCCGTTCCTTGCCTCTTCAATAACTGTGGTATCAATCATCTCTTTAGGGAGTGCCTCATAACCAAGTTGGGAAACAAAATAAGACGAGGGCTTTTCTTCCTTGCTATAGATATTCTGGACCCACTCCTTGTAAGTTTTATATAAATTTTCAAAAGTATAAGAAGCAGAAGATAGTGCTATCATTTTTGAGTTGTTATCAAATACTACTCTATCTTCATCTTTCATTAGCCCTTCTCTGATGAGTTTGTCTTCCACCTCTCTTATCTCTAAACGCTCTTTCATATTTTGAGGAGCAACTAAGAATGGCATAAGAACGGTGTTAATAATATCTTCAGGTAATAAAAGATACTCGTCTAGAACTAAAACGTTTGCACGAAAACCACGGATTTTTTCACCATTCAATGGGATAGCTGTAATTGACCCTCCGTTTATTTGCCATTCAAATTGATCGTTCCTTTTGGCTTTCGCGCCGAAAGCCTGAGCGAGCAACTCAGCACCTTTCGAGTCTACTATTTTTTCTAAATTATTAAATATAAAGCGAGCAGTACGAAAGGTTGGACCAGCAATTAATATTTTAGTACCCGGTTCAAATATGCACTGTAAAAAACAGAACACTGAAGCAATAAAAGTTTTACCACAACCGCGACCCCATACACACATAGAAAAATTTCTATTAAGCATTCCTTTTAGAGTTATTTCTTGATAGGCGGCAAGCTTTATATCGGCTATTAACTCAACAGTCAAACCAAGGTTAGCTCTTAAAAATTTAGCTAAAGTAATTTTAGCTTGTTTATCCTCAAAGTCCCCTTTAAGTAATGAAATCTGATCATTGAAAGATTCGGTCTCTTTATTTTTTTTGGAATACCACATTATAACACCTTGTTGTCATAGGCGAATTGCAAATCAATATGTTTGTGACTTGCATTTCCTAAAAATATTTTTTCAATGACACGAGAAGCGTCCTCTCTACTATTCACAAACAGGAATTGAATATGGGGGTAAGCTTGAATCAAATATCTCACGTTGTGAAATACGTATTCTGGAGTTGCTTTTATTTTTTTTGATACCTGTGGCAAGTAATTAAAAGACCTGCATTTGTTAAGATTTTCCTCCACAACCACGACTAATGAAACCCCAGCTTCCCCCGCTCTTTCTATCTCATTGACAAACCTTTTAAAACCCCCGCTTAACGTCCCCACGAAGTCGCTGGCGGACTTTCTTTCTATATGGCACTCTTGACTGTAGCTGGGATGACTAAGCGCGTAGTCGCCAAATTTGAGATTCTTAATTTCAGTTTTAATATTGAACTTAAGAGGCTTCTGTTCTCTTGTGTCTACATAGATTTTAAATTTGCTTTTAGTTGACTCTTTATCTAATTCAAAACTGTATTCTCCTTTAGGTTTCTGGAATTTGGGAACCAAGCCTATTTTTTCACAAAGCTCATAATAATCTCCAAATAAAACATTATAGATTTGAATGGCTGGCATCATTAACGTGCGAAGCTCAACTTGTGTTGGTGCGAAGATTAAACTCTTTTTTTCTTTTCGAACTGCAAGTAAATCCCGGCAATACTCTTGGGATGTCTTTATATCTTGATTTTTTAACCAAAGCCTCAGATTAGTTCTTGAATTAAAATCATGATCAAAATAATAATCTTTACTTTTAAACTTTATGATTTTGCCATCATGCTTATCGTGCCTTGGATAATATGTTTGATAATACTCTGCCATCCTCATCTTGTGGGCTTTAAGATGAGCATGGAGCTGTCTTTCAGTATCAAAACTTTTATCGCAAGCTTTGCACTTGTGCTTCTTCATATTTGTAGTTAAAGCGTTTGATGTCATCTTTGTATAACCTTTCTACAATACTTATACTCTCATCATCGTAGAACTTTGAGTAGTGGGGTCTCTTGTTTAATTTTTTAGCCTCTAGCAATTTAATTCTTTCCTTGCCTATTTTGTCACATAGTTTATCAAAATCTTGTTGTAGGTTTTCGAATCTTCCGATAAAATCTAAGCTTACTCTACCTCTCGTGTTTTTTAGCCATTCGGTTTGGGAAGCAACCCACCTTCCTTGGTGATAATTTTTTATTGAAAGATTTTTTACTTTACTAACATTTATGTCTTTAGTTGTTTTTATTTTTTTTAGAAAAACTTTAAAGTCTTTTTCTAGAGCTAAATACCAATTTTCATTTACGCTTGGGTGACCACCGAAATTAACACCCTTCTCTGGTATGCCGACCATTCCATCATACTTGGGTATTCCGTCGTACCAAAACTTTTGTCTATTTAACCAAAGATGCCAAGATACCATTCTGTCCCAAGGATTTCTAACAAAACTAAAAGTAAAGTACCTTTTAGCATCAAGTTTTTTGCAGTAGTGCCTGAAAGCTAAATGTTGTTCAGGAGGCTGCTGTTTATTGAATGCTATCTCAATACTACTACCAGCAGTTTTATTGATGTGGACATAAACAATTTTTTCTTCTTCTAGTATCATCCT